TTTTGTTTAAGGAGTTGTTATGAGTTTTTTGACAGACATGATTAAGGAGACAGGAAATGAATATGCTGGATTGGTTTCTGATGGTGTTGAAGCAGGTGATGTTGAATCCTTTATCGATTCCGGTAGTTATGCTCTCAATGCTTTACTATCGGGAAGTATCTATGGCGGGCTTCCAGGAAACAAGATTACCGCCTTTGCTGGAGAATCGGCTACAGGAAAAACATTTTTCGTATTGGGTATTGTCAAACAGTTTTTGTCAGATAACCCTGACGGTGGTGTTCTTTACTTTGAGTCTGAATCTGCAATAACAAAAGACATGATTGAGAAGAGAGGTATTGATTCTTCTCGTATGGTCATGTTACCAGTCGCATCAATACAAGAGTTTGCACATCAATCAACAAAAATTTTAGACAAATATCTTGCCGATCAGGAACGTAAGCCTATGATGATTTGTCTTGATAGTCTTGGTATGCTATCTACATCAAAAGAATTGACTGATATTGCTGATGGTAAAGAGACAAAAGACATGACACGAGCCGCCCTTGTAAAAGGTGCATTTAGAGTATTGACACTCAAAGCAGGCAAAGCAAAAGTCCCTATGCTTGTTACAAATCATACATATTCACAAGTAGGTGTAATGTTCCCTCAACAAGTGATGGGTGGTGGTACAGGGTTGTATTACGCATCAAGCAATATTGTGTTTCTCTCAAAGAGAAAAGAGAAAGAAGGAACAGAAGTTATTGGTAATATTATTCACTGCAAAAATCACAAGTCTAGATTGACAGTGGAAAATAAAATGGTAGATGCTCTTGTCACATATGACAAAGGTTTAGATAGATGGTATGGTATGCTTGAACTTGCAGAAGAAGCAGGTATCTTCACCAAAGTCTCTACACGTTTTGAATTGCCAGACGGATCAAAAATGTTTGGTAAGCAAATTCTGCAACAACCTGAAAAATATTTTACAGATGATGTCATGAAAAGAATTGACGATTTCTGTAAAGAAAAGTTTTTATATGGAACAAAATCAGTCGATGAAGAAGTGGTACCAGATAGTACCGAATCCACAGAATGATAATGATGAGCAACAAGCCTTCCGTATAACGGAAGGTAAGTTTCAAGATGTAATATACAAGTATAATAGATTTGGCGTCAATGAAGAACCAAACGATGACGGTACGTTGACATACAAATTCGAATATGATATACTTGAAATACCAGAAGAAATTGTCGATAAGAAATATGCTGATGAAGAAGGTAAAGAATTTGAGCAACTTATTGGTGACATTCTTATTGAAGTTATACAAGAAAACATCGAAGTAAACGAAAGCGAGGATGGAAAGACTAGAAGATACGATTTTAAGGAACCTCTTATACAATGATGATTTTGTCAGAAAATCGTTACCATACCTGAAGAATGATTATTTTCTTGAACATACAGATAAAATTCTGTTTGAGGAGATCAATAAATTTATTCAGAAATACAATGTATCGCCAACAAAGGAATCTCTTGTAATTGAACTCAATGAAAATTCTAAATTACAAGAAGATCAATTCAAGGGTCTCATAGAAAGACTTAATGATTATGAGACAAATAAGAATGAGCAATCAGAAATAGAATGGCTTCTCGATACAACAGAGCAATTTTGTCAAGATAAAGCAATCTATAATGCAGTTCTAGAATCCATTTCAATTATTGATGGTCAAAAGAAAACAGAGAAAGATAAAGGTGCGATACCTGCGATTTTATCTGATGCACTTGCAGTCTGTTTTGATCCTCACATCGGTCATGATTACATTGAAGATGCTGAAGCAAGATACGAATCGTATCATCAAATAGAACAACGAATACCATTTGATCTAGAATATTTCAATAAAATTACAAATGGTGGTTTGCCTAACAAAACTCTTAATATTGCGATTGCAGGTACTGGTGTAGGTAAGTCTTTGTTCATGTGTCACATGGCATCCAGTTGTTTGTCTCAAGGGCAGAATGTTTTGTATATCACACTTGAGATGGCAGAAGAAAAGATTGCAGAAAGAATTGATGCAAATTTGATGAACATCACACTTGATGATCTGAAACAATTACCAAAAGATTTGTATGATAGAAAAGTCGCAAGTATAAGCAAGGTGACAGACGGCAAATTAATTGTCAAAGAGTATCCGACCGCCGCCGCTAATACAAATCATTTTCGTAATTTATTGAGTGAATTGAAACTCAAAAGACAATTTGTTCCGCAGATTATTTTTGTTGATTATCTCAACATTTGTTCATCTGCAAGATTGAAGCAAGGAGCGAATGTAAATTCTTACACATTCATAAAATCCATTGCTGAAGAACTGCGTGGCATGGCAGTAGAATATGATGTGCCAATTGTGTCAGCCACGCAGACCACTCGTTCAGGTTTCACGAGTACAGATGTCGGTCTTGAAGATACATCTGAATCGTTTGGTCTTCCTGCAACTGCTGACTTGATGTTCGCTTTGATATCTACTGAAGAACTTGAAGGTCTTGGTCAAATGCTAGTCAAACAACTCAAGAATAGATATAACGATCCAACATCATCAAAAAGGTTTGTCATTGGTATTGATCGTGCTAAAATGAAGTTATATGATCTTGAAGAATCTGCACAAGATGATTTGATAGATCGTATGGCAGAAAATAAAACAAAAAAAGGTAAATTTAATGCTCCATGGAAAGAAGATGATGAACCATCATTTGATAAAGCAACTGGAGGTAAAATGAAATTTAAGAAAGAATTCGAGGAGTTTAATTTCTCATGATAAAAGTATCATCGGTCGACAACGAACCATTTTCCATGACAATTGAATACAAAGGTCACAGTATTATTCTTGTCGGTTTACAAAATGAAAATGGTTATGATGGAGATCTCAAAGTTTTCAAGAATGATGAAGACGTTTCAGATAAGATAGGTGATTATGATATTTCAGGTGAAGGATTGAAAAAAATACTTGACACAATTGACACTTTTTGATAAAATATATCCTGTGAGTGAGAGAATATCTCTCTATTGTTAACCTAATCAAAGAGGTCGTATGCTACGATTCATCCTAATAATTCTTGTCACGTTATTTTTTGGTATTCCATATCTGTATGAGCAAGCAATTGCAACAGAGACTAAAATTATTGAATTGAATGGTAAAGAGTGGCTTGTAACAATTGAACCAGGTAAAGAACCGATGTTCAAATCTCTTGAAAAACCAAGAGAAAAAGTCACAAAATTACCATTCGTTATTCACGGAGAAGAGAAAGCAGAAGTAGCAATTGAACCAAGTATCAAAGAAGAACCAGAATGGAAACGTAGAACGGTCAAGGAATCGAAAATTGTACAAACTTGTAATGATAGTATTCTGGGTTGTGCGATGACACCTGAGGGTGATTGTCCTGATTGTAAAACAGAACTTGTTAAAGAAGAAACGGTAGAAATTGTTCAAAAATCAGATTTTACGGTCTTTAAAGAGAGTGTAAAAGCACAGAAAAATTTGAACGAAAAAATTAAAAATACAAAAACTAAATGGTATTTAACAACCTATGATTGGATGAGAGATGTTGGTCATCCATCATATATCTGTTGGAAAGTCATGCTCACATGTCAGCATAACGATCCAATTTCCATTCAAGACCTTTATCTTGCCAAATTAAATGCATCAACATGTTCTGATTTTCAACATACATTTAATTTTACCAACCCCATATCATCCTGCCAAAAATCTACAATACTAAATCTTTAATAAACATAAATAGTTTGAAACGAGTTGCGTGGAAAAATGCATAGTTTCAAACAATATTTAAATGAAGAAAAGAACTTACATTTAGAGCATATAGAAGATGAAGTTCTTAATAATGGAGTAGACGGAACACGACAAGCAATAAATTTTCTCAGAGGATTGAGAGACATGCTTGCAGGTTCTACAAAAAGCGGAAAGCAGGTTCGCATCACCGTTAAGTGGGATGGTGCGCCTGCTATTTTTGCAGGAACAAATCCTGAAAACAATAAGTTTTTTGTTGGTACAAAAGGAGTTTTCAATAAAGATGCAAAACTCAATTATACTCCAGAAGATATAGATAGAAATCATCCTGCTGAAGGGTTGAATAGAAAACTTAAAATTGCTCTAAAATATTTGCCCGAATTGAATATACAAGGTGTCATACAAGGTGACATGATGTATACAGAGGAAGATTTGCAAGATGAAAACATAGATGGTGATGATTATTTGATTTTTAAGCCAAACACAATTGTTTATGCTATACCAAAGAATAGTGATTTGGCTAAACAAATATCAGCATCAAAAATGGGCATCGTTTTTCACACAAGATATACTGGTGACAGTTTACCAGAGATGGATGCTAATTTTGATGTAGATGTATCGAGTATGACACGTACATCAAATGTTTGGTTTAGAGATGCAGAGTATGAAGATGTTAGTGGTTCGGCATCTATGACTGAAAAAGAAACGGCACAAATAACAGGAATTCTATCGGGTGCTGGAAGATTATTTAGGCAATTAAATCCGAATATACTTAAATATATTCAAAATCATAAGGACGTGAATATACAGATTAAAGCATACACAAATACAAAAATACGAGAAGGGCGTCCGATAGAAAACCCTGAAGCACATGCAAGAGGATTGATAGTATATTTAAAACAAAAATTTGAAAAAGAATTGAATAAGTTAAAAACAGAAAAAGCGAGGTTGAGAAAACAACAGGCACAAAGAGAATTTTTGAAGTTTTTTCAAACGAACATAAGACAATTAGCACAAATTTTTGAAATGCAAAATATGCTAATTGCATGTAAGATATTGATATTAAGAAAATTAGAACAAGTTAAAACGATGACAAAAACTTTTATACAAGATGATGATGGTTTTAGAGTGACAAATCCAGAAGGGTTTGTTGCAGTAGATAAGTTAAAATCTGACCAGTATGTGAAACTGGTAGATCGTCTTGAATTTTCAAGACAGAATTTTAATGCCGCCAAAAACTGGTCAAAGGGAGCATAAATGTTAGATCAAGAAAAACAATTGCTTGAAACACTCAATGGTAAAATGATTGATATCACTTTATCTGAAGGTGTAGATACACGATTGAGAAGATTAGCCACACAAGGTCTTATTGCAAAAGATGAACTTGCATTATTTACTAAACTCATGAAAGATCTTGACGATGGTAAAACGCCTACATTGCCACAACGTATGATGGTGATGAGAATTTTTGATAAACTTCTAAAACTCATCATGGATAATAAAGAAGTGTATCAGAGAGTTTTGCAGACTGTCAAAAAGGGTAAAAAAGTAAAGAAGGAAGCCTTTGAGGCTACTCATACTATCGTTGAACACAAAGGTAGAAGATTTTACGTTGGTGAAAATAACGAACTTGTACCTTACGAAGGTGAATAAATATTTACATGCGACTTAAAGATTTACACGAAAAACTAGAAGGAAGAACCGCAGTTTTCACATTTGGTAGAATGAATCCTCCTACTATTGGACACGAAAAACTTCTCAATAAGTTGAAGAATGTCGCCGGTAGAAGTTCTGCTGATTGGTTCGTGTATTTAAGTTCAAGTCAAGATGCTAAAAAGAATCCACTGCCTTTTGAGCGAAAAATTCACTATGCCAAAAAGATGTTTGGTAGAGATGTGAATGCTAGAACCTTTCCAAAAGAGCCCACCGCACTCCACGCCGCTTCATCTCTTTATAGCAAAGGTTACAAAAAATTAATTATGGTCGTAGGTTCAGATAGAGTGAACGATTTCAGCAAACTTCTTAAACAATATAACAATCAGGATAAACCTCACGGATTTTATAATTTTGATTCTATTGATGTTGTGTCAGCAGGTGAGAGAGATCCTGATGCTGAAGGTGTATCAGGTATGTCAGCATCAAAGTTGAGAGGATTTGCAGTTCAGGGTAAATTCGATGAATTTGCAAAAGGTTTGCCAGGGTTGAATGATAAAGATGCAAGATCATTATTTAATGAAATTCGTAAAGGTCTCAAATTACAGGCACTATCTGAAAAAATTAAAGTACAAAAAGAAATTTTACCAGAAAAGGTTACTATGAAAACAACGACATTCAGAAATATTTTTAAGAGAGAAAAAATAGATGAAGATATAATGGATGTGTTAAAGAAAAAAGCAGAGGTTTCTGGTATTTCTTTGGGTGTTCTTAAATCTATTTACGAAAAAGCAGTGAAGCAATATAAACTCGGTCACGAAATAGGACAGGTAAAAGAGCAATATGCTATGCAGAAAGTGAACACTCATCTTCTTGAAAACAAAAACATAGATGATACAGATGAGCAGTTTAAGGAATGGATGAAAATGGACGAGGCCACTGATGTTGTAGTAAGCACACCAACAGGAAGATATCTGACAAAAACAGACAGTGTAGCCAGAACAAAACAAAAAGAAAAAATGAGATTTAGGCATTCTGCTGATAGAAATAGAGTGACGGTAAAACGAGCAACACCAAGAGAAAGACGATTTACCGATAGAGAACCTGTACAAGAAATGATGTCTAGACCTCACGTATTTGTAGGTGTAAAAGATACAGATCCTACCTCTAATCTACGCCCTAGTGTTAGTTATAGACCAGGTAAATCGAAAGATTTTATATTAATAAAACCTGTAGATACTAATTTTTTCAACGAAAACTTAAAAGAACTTGTAAATTCGCCTTACGAATTTTTAGAAGAATTAGGTCTACATACTAATTTTGGAATTTTGATAAGAGATAAGGGTAATGAAAAGAAAATGGTCGATGCTATTGCAAAGAAGAAATCATTCATTACTTCAGGTTATCATGGCGACAAAGTTTATGCGGTTGGCACAAATGAAAATAGTTTGAGGAATGCATTAGAAAATTCTCAAATGTATGAAGATAAGAAATGGCATTATTATAATCTTGATAGAGGTGTTTATAGAATGCAAAAAGATAATAATGGCAAAATTATTGGAAAGATGCATGATAGACAAAAAGAAATGAGAGCAGGTTTTCCAAATGCCGATGAAGTTTTATCAAATACTAAACAGGCATCGGCCAAGGTTGCAAAATTAAACGAAACCGTCATTCAAGAAAAAGCAGTATCAAAACAACAACAAAAATTCTTTGGTCTTGTCAGAGCAATACAAAAAGGTGAAGCGAGTGGTTCACCAGAAGCAGAGAAGGCGGCTCAGGACATGAGCAAAAAAGATGTTAAAGATTTTGCAAGCACAAAGCATAAAGGTCTACCAAAGAAAGTACAGAGTGAAAGCACACTCAATCAAAGAATCAAAGAATTAAGAAAGAAACCAGTCAAAGAAGATTGGGAATTTGATCCTAATACACTTCTTCAACAATTGGGTGGTAATAAATTTATGGTTATGACTGGTGCTAAAAATCTCATGGTTGACAAGAAAGAAAAGTCTTTGCACATGAGAATAGGTAAAAACTCAAAAGGCATTAATCATGTTAAGATTACTTACATGCCTGATGATACATACAAAATGGATTTCGGTAGAATTCGTAAAATGGATTATAAAGTAGTTCGTTCTGTAACTGGTGTATATGCAGATGCATTACAAGATGTGTTTACAGAAGTAACAGGAATGTACACAAGTTTATAAGGAAGATATGAAAAAGTTTACTGACATTTATATTGGTCTCGAAGAAGAAGTTATTGAAGAAGAAAATAAGCCTACAAACCCAAAACTTTGGTCAAGAGCAAAGGCACTTGCAAAGTCGAAGTTTGATGTATATCCATCCGCCTATGCGAATGGTTGGGCCGCCAAGTGGTACAAAGGAAAAGGCGGTGGTTGGAAGAAAGCAAAATGAGATCATTTAG